TGTCTGTGTAACCATTAGCTGTAACTAAAGTAGCAGCTATATCAGTCTCTAGGGTATCTAAGAAAGTCCCTAGCGGACCTATGGTTCCTCCACTGGGAGTATGTGAGATAACAGGAGAGCTTGTGAAGTAAGTTGAATCCGCTTCACTCAGGGTAACTCCAGCGACTTTAAATGTTATTTTATGGTCTACCGGGTTGGTGGTATCTATGTATACCCCTGAGGTTCCCTTCTGTATCAAAGAAACGGGAGCACCTTGCCCGGGAGAACCGTCGTGAGTGTGCCCTGTTGTTGCGTCAAACGTCAGTTGTAATTGATCGAATTCAGCGTTGAACAAAGGAGCGTCAATCACGTCCCCGTTAGAGAATGTCGATTGCCGTGTGTAGCTCTCTGCCATTATATCTTACCTCCTATAGTTAAATCTATTTCTATACTTTGGATATCAAAGATAGAATCTTGTATTGTGTTTAGAGACTTTATACGGGGAGAAACCACGAAACCAGAGCCTTCCGTATACACGTCTGTATCTCCGTACGTAGATGCCCCGAAGAGAACGATAGAATCTCCGAAGATTGTCTTAGTTTTACCGAAGACCGCAGGTAAAGTCATTCGGGCTACTGGATATATCGCAGGCTGGAATACGTCCGCTCCGTTATAATCATACCTAATCTCTATACCTGTCTCTACATTTCCTTCTGCTCTAGAGTTCAGTAGTACCTTGTGTATATTCTTACGCACTCCTGCCGCACTATAATCCGTGTATGCTAGCTGACATACGTAATCTATGGTGGTACTACTGAAAGTATACCCCACTTCCTGCTGCATGATCTCACCATCTCTTTGGTTCCCATGCAAGATACGTTCTGCTCCTCCGTGATAACCGTTGTCTACTACAGAAGCTGCGAGACCTGCCATTTCACTGAAGGCCCATTCAAAGCTTTGTGTACTATCTATGTACGTGAAGGCAGCAATTATACCCCTTTGTGCTCCTACGGGATTCGCAAGATCTGTGAACCATAAGCGATATTGATTCTTTTCTCTTATTACAGTAGAGGTGAAAAGGTATCTATCGGCTTGACGTATACGAGGAGAAATCAAAGCTGATACTTTACGGCTAACTACCCCTAGCTCAACGTCATCTAACCTCTCAGTCTTAGCAATAGTCCTAAGTCCATCAGGAGCTAGGAATAATAGATCTCCCCCAATTTCTTGGACCGTAAAGCCATCAACACATCCTATATCCCTAGTAACAGGGGTAGACTGTAACTGACCATTCTCTAGACCGTTAACTTTAAAGATACTAGATTGACAGAAGACATACAAAGTATCCCTGTGTGTCATGATGCCTGTTACTACATCTCCGAAATCTAAAGCACCCGAAGTAGAACCATTAAAATTCTCCTGTGGGGTTTCCTTAGCATCATCTTCAGGGGATAGTAGATCAGTGTTAGCTAACGAGCTATAAAAGATACTAGTAGGGTCTCCAGTCATACCTCCGAGTACCAGCTGGTTCTTGTAGAAGGTACAATATTTAGCTCCCTTGAGGGGCGTGGAGCCTACGGTATCTGCTGTAATCTCAGCGAACCTATACTCAAGATCATCCGAGTACGAGAAGACAGCAGGCTGGTTCACTCCATCTACCATGAACACGTATTCTTTGTTATTATAATAATACTTAGAGAACATATAACGGAGAGTATTAGGACGAGTCAATATAGCGGCAGTCCCTACGGCACCTACTAGTATGTTAGTCATGTCCCTATTAATCTGAACCCAGTTTGTATCATCAATGGTGTGGTATAGATTGTCTCCTCGAGCCGCTAGTATCCCTCGGTAATTCAACACACCCTTGATATGTCCGGTACTCGGTACGGCGGTAGTTATTGGTTGGTACCCTTCAATTCTCCGGTAACCTCCCTCCTTACTACATTCAAAATTAACTAAGTCAATAGCCTCCCCGGGTTTCGAAAGTAACTCATGGTTGTTACTGCTTAAGTTTAGACCTCCCCTGCAAGAAAGGGAGAACACTTGCATATTACTTGCCATTACACGGCCCTCATTCTTTCTTCCTTGTTACTCAAGAGAGTACGCTTCATGTTCATTAACCCTGCCTGATATTCACCTAAGGAAAACTTAGCTTGTATGTCATTCTCGCGGAATAACCATAGGTAATACTTAATACGGCTCACCAATACAGTAATAAATTCCTCAGGGATGGGAATAACATCAGAAGATAATCTAAATCTAACAGCCTGACTTCTTACGTTATACGAGATAGAATAGTCTACATCAGGAACAGGAGATACTCCATACTTGTTACTTGAATATTTGATTATGTACTTAGGTTCTCCAAGATTCCCTCTGAAATCTTCTGTACGAAATTTAGAAATCCACTCATCATAAGTTATATATTTTAAAGTGCTAACAATCTCTGGTTTACTAGCGATGACTGCTGCGTCAGTACTAGTTAGGTCTTTGTCCGTCAATAGAAATGTGCTCCAGTCAGGCTCCTGTCGTAGACCATCCATTAGTGTCTCAGTGTCGTACCACTGTATACCTATGGCTAGCTTACGTACTTCTTGCTCAGTGGGCGTGTCTACTGCTTTCTGAAGCCAAGGCCATTTAGGACTTTCATTCGTGATATCGAAGAAAGCACGATTGGATGATTCCTTAGCAAACTGTTGTAATCCTCGGGCGTTAGCAAGCTGTTGCTCGGTCATAGGAATTTCGTTAACTTCTCTTAGTGCTAGGTTAACTACTTCCAAGAATGTATACATACAATGCTCCTTTATAGCTATAAAAAAAGGGACCCAAGTTTAACCTCGGGTCCCTTGGGATTACTTACTCTGTGTTACGATTATGCGTAAATTACAGCAGCAACCGTTAGTGACTCAGGACGAACTACACCACGACCATACACGTGTAAACCACGTACTATGTCAGCAAAAGTAGTTTCAGAACGAATCTTCTCAACTTTATCGATGCAACTAACAGCAGCAACTGCGCTCATGTGTCCAGCGATTATCAAATCACCAGCATTAGCAGTGTGTTTAGGAGCGTTGTTAGTCTTGTAGATAGAGAACCCACGTAACTTACCATTCATTACCAAACCATTCTTAAGACCACCTTCGCCTTGGTTATAGTCAGTAGAAAGTAACTTACTGTCAGTACGTGCTAGTAATTCCATGAAGCGAGGAGAAACTACAACGTAGCGACCTTCTTCAGGAACTTCAGCTTCATCTAGAACCAATGCTAATTTAGATAGCAAGTTCAAAGGATCAACTTCAGCACCACCACCGAAACCTAAGGTAACTGGAGCAGCAATCGCAGTAGCTTTGTCAGCCACTTTATCGATGGTACCATCAGCAGTTGCACTATCAGCTAAGTAATGAGTAGCTAAAGCGTTGTTAGTCATGAACGTTAACACTTCGTTATCATATGCATTCTTAAGTGCATAAGTAGCAGAACCAGTTGCCAAGCTTTCCCAGTTTACATGAGAAAGTTTCATCTCGATGTCATCAACTTGGAATTGGAACTTGTTCGCTTGGCTAATCTCAAGAGTGATCTCGTTATCAGCAAGTGCTTCAGAAGTTAATGTAGCACCCCGAGTATACGCGGATACTGTGATTACTGGCTCAAGGATAACGCGGACTGTATCGCCGTACGAACCTAGTTCACCGTAGTAATCGTTGTTAGTAATGCCTTCAACAACTGAAGCTGTACGGAAAAAATTCAGTACACGTTGTGAGAACAAGGTTGGTGAGAAGTTACCTGTTGGTGAGTTACCACCGAAGTTAGTAGTACTTGCACTATTAAAATATGACATAAAATTATACCTCTTGATTAATTAATTTAAGTTAGTCTATTGACCGAAGAGGATACGGTTTTCACGTTGAGCTAAAGTAATATGTTCATCCCACTTTTGAAAAACTTCTGGACGCATAGACGCAATCTCAGACTCTTTCCACATATAAGCGGGGTGATTTTTATCTGTAGCCCCGGGTTCTACTTTGTTGTTTCGAGTATTAACTGAAACATCACCACCAGAATTCCCTTGAGTGTTAGTCGTACCCTTTGTATTTTTACCCCAACCACTATGGTACTTAAACAGAGACAGTGCTTGTATAGCTAAGTCTGCATTGTCAGGGTTTTTGTAGACCCAATCTTGAACTTGTGTTGGTTGTGTAGATACCCAGTCATGGAACGCATCACTATTCATAATGGTCTCATAATCGGAATGGGCTTCTTTCAACTTTAACATGGCCTTTTCCTGCGCACTAACTTGTAGAGTACCCTGCATTTCTGCAAGCTGTTGATCATACTTAGTCATGTGAGATTGGAATAAGGAATCTGCCATTGATTGGATTACAGCGTAAGTCTCAGGGTTCTGCCCTTTGAAAGCTTCCAGTTCTTCTGGAGTCTTTGGGGCTTCTATCCGCTTAACACCTTGCTGCATAACCTCCTGTACCTGTGACTCCAAAGTGTTTATTTTCTTTGCAGTGTAAGACTGAAGATCTTTGTAACGCTTTTCCCAGTTATGCTCTGGTTTTACCCCTAGGTCGGTAGCCGGAGCCTCTTGCGCGTTAGAGTTCTGGTTCGATTTTTCGTACTCTTCCAAGTCCATCGCATCTTGAGCGTGTCGAGGGTTGCGATAAGGTTGAGCACCGAGGATGTTTTGCGTTTGTGGTTGTGACATAAATAGTTTCTCCTTCTAGGTCTGATAGCTTGAGGTATCTAATGAATCTCTGCTTCTAGAGTGCTAGGGTTAATATGATGAGAGAGGAGTTAGCGTTTGCTTTCCATCTCTGCTTTTAGTTTAGGTTTCAACCGTGCTATGACATCAAGGACTTTTAGTTGCCCTTGAAGGTCTTTTAGTTGATTTTCATTGCAATTACATAGCTGAGTAACAAGACGGGATTTTTCACCCGCCACGTACTCTTCCATTAAAATCCAATTGGGGTTCAGTAGGAGTGCACTAAGCAACTGTGTCGCTGGCTTGTCCATTCACTCCCTCCTGATTTCCTGAAGACTCAAAGTTACCTGTGTTACCTGAGGCACCAGTAGGACTCGCAGGTCCCGGAGGTGGTACTCCAGCAGCACCATTCGCACTTCCACCAGCCATGCCAATGATCTGAGCATATAACTTTGCTTCATCCATATCATTAATAACAGCATCAGGGTCCATGTCCATTCCTTTAACTAACTCACGAATGATGTAAGGTAACTTAACCATAGGTGCCAGTGCTGGGTTCTGAACAAGTCCAAGTAGTGTTTGCAGACGTTGTACTTTAACTTCTTGTTTAGTGTAAGAACGAATACCTGTAGCGATTATTGAATAGTCACCCTTGGGTAATTTCTCGTAATTGAATTGGTTATTCCAGTAGAACAACATCTGTCCTAAGGGTCCAAGTAAATCATCATCGATGTTACGTATTACTGTTTTGATGTTTAAGCTAGCGTTCTCTAGGATCATATTTAATCCGCTTGAGGTACGACCTACACCAGTTACTCCGGTTTGCCCGTGGCTCACTGAAGGAATACCAGTGGACTCATCAGCAATCTGACGGAACTCTTTAAACATCATCATGTTCTCGTTAGCAGTACTATTAAACTTAACACTGTTTATAGCGCTTCCTGCTTGACCACCTTGTCTCCGGAAGATTTTCCCCGGGTAGATACTCATATCCTGTCCCGCTACTAAAAGTGATTCATCAATATCGAAGACCATACTACCAGCCAATGCTAAGTTATCTACTGCTAGACGAGCAAAGCCATTCATCATCTTCTGAGAGTCTTCCATAGTCTCTGGAACACCTACACCATAAATATTATAAGGGTTAACTTCGTAGTTAAATAAGAAGTAAGGAATACGTTGAGGTAAGAAAGGGTTCACCATGACTCGTATAACTCTATTATTACAAACCCAAGTGTTTACATGTACTTGATCTGATTCAATGTTATCTAGAGGTAACCCTAGTTCCATGGCTTCCTGAATACTTATGTAACCCCAGTACTCTAGTACTTCCCATAGTCTTGAGTTATCTACAATAGTATCTTCTTCTCTTACGACAAGTTCAAAAGACTTTCTAGAGTAATTACCACCCATTCGGATGAGTTCATCAATCTCTTCAACACGAAAGAAAGGACGAGTCTTTAGATCCCTTAGTTGCTTTGAAGTCATACGATGTCTCTGTATAACCCATTCAGCTTCTTCTATCTTCATTGCGTTAGGATCTATGTAAAGGTCCCAAGCAGAGACTGCGGTCATCTTAGGGAACTTCTCTTTAGTAGGAGTGTATACTCCCTCTTCCCACTTGTGAATAGTTTTCTCTTCAGTAAAGACACCTTTCATGATACCTGTACCTAGTAAGCAAGCCTCAAAGACTGTCTTACGTAATTCTGTGTGACCATTAGACTCTTCTATTTGATCTAGTACCATCTTAGTCATTGCTTCAGCAGCACGAGCAGAAGGACTAATCTGAGCAAACTGCCCACCAGACTTATCTCTACCTTCATTAAGATTAGCAAACGTAGCATCATCTTCTTTCCATGACATATTATCTTGAGTTGCACCAGCAGCAGGATTCTTACCATCTCCTTCAAAGCCTATACCAAAGTCTTCCTGAGAATCTTGGCCTGCTTGAGGATCATCGGTAGCAAACTCTGGAACACCATCAGGAATTGGAGTAGCTTCGAACATCAAAGGGAACCTAGAGTTCTGAAGTAATGCTTCCATTATCTGAGAGTAAGCAGCACGGGTCTTAACTGTGGTTGTTCGTATATAAGGTTTGAATTCCTCTGACTCACGGAACTCTGCTTTGTCACCATTACGGCCTATTGTGCTATCATCAAGTGCACGATATCCTGATAAGTTCTTCAACCATTGGTTTTCTATGGCATATCTAGCAGTTGTTGCTTCTTCTAGCGCAGCAGTCACTCGACCTGCCAACATACTAATCTGCATCTCTTCTTGTATTTCTTCTGGGTTAGTTACTCGTGTTGAGTCAACTATCATTTCGGGACCTTCGAAAGACTCTTGGTCTCTCATAGGGCCTAATAAACTATCAGCCATTGTATCTCCTATTAAATTAAAGTTAGGTGCTACATTGCATAGCTGAGGGTATCTTGAAAGTATTTAGGGGTGACCTACGGGAATTGAACCCGTACTTTCTCGGTCACAGTGAGGGGTTCTACCTTTAAACTAAGGTCACACCTAAGTACTCTAGAAATGTGGAAGGGGTGGCAGGACTCGAACCTACGCTCACGGAGTCAAAGTCCGTTGCCTTACCTACTTGGCTACACCCCTGTAGTATGGCGGAGACTCTTGGATTTGAACCAAGGACCTTTCGGTTAACAGCCGAGTGCTCTTATCCACTGAGCTAAGTCTCCTGAATTTGGTCTTGGTGGTAGGATTCGAACCTACGATCTTCTGGCCCCAAACCAGACGGATTACCAACTTTCCTACACCAAGAGAGTGTGCTTTTGATACCCAGAGCAGCGAACTGGAAGACAAGGATCACCTCCTTATTAACTATTTAAAATAACCGTATGACTTCTCGAAGCCTTGCGCTGCTGTCTTATGACTCATGGCTCTTTCCTGAATGGTTAGGCGTTGAGGTCTTGACATGCAGATGTATCTTAAGGTATCCAAGAGATCCCAATGATGTGTACGCCCTTTAGTTTTAATGCGTTTATCGTCAATGTCATCTGGCTTCTTGTCGTTCCTTCGTGCAGACAGTATTTGATCTATAAGCTTTGCACACGAGGAATGAACCATGAGATTAGGTAGTCCCGTCAAGGGGTCCACTATAAACCTCTCATGTAGTTGGTTCCATCCTGCCTCTCGGTTCCTATCAGCAGGTCTAGGATGTATGCCTAGTTTAGAGAGTAACTCACGAACCCCGGGACCCACGTGACCTGTGTTATTGAAGACAGAGTGATCTATTATCCTATCAACACCTTGAGGTAAGTAGCCTTCAGACGTCATGACTTCTTTACCCCAGTTTGAATGCGTAAAGCCTATGCACTCTAACTCTTGATAGATAATCATTCTTCCTGTATTCGGACATATAGCAGCCCACAAGGAAGCCGCAGGGTCAGTATACCCGTAATCTAATCCATTAATAACGTTCCAGTGTAACGGAGGTAGCTCATTAGTAACATGAACAAATGGAGTAAAAGCAAACATTGCATCTTCTCCAGCAAACCAATCGCCATCAAGTAACTGCTTACGTTTAACTTCTGGTAACGCCATAAGCATCTTACGATACGGAGATATAGTATCGTCACCCACAGGGGTATCTAAGTAAGGGTTATCACTTAGGTTAGCAGGAATGAAGCGATAGGATATACCATTCTTCATGAACGTAGTATTCGGCTCAGCAGGATCAATGAATGTCTCTTTGACCCAAGGTGCACCTCCGGGGTTAGCCGAGGCTCTTATGTAACACTTGATTGCTGGATTAGCACTACGTAGACGTGACATAAGATATACAAAACCTTCATCACTTCTCTGGTGTTGTATCTCATCAAAACCTATGTATGCATAAGGTAACCCCTGATAGTTCTCTAAGTCCTCTGGTTTATCTAAGTAACCGAACTGGATAGTAGCACCACTAGGAAAGTACCAAACGTTCTCACTTTTGTTATACTTGGCTCCCGGGAATGCCTTGGGATACAATGTCCTAGACACGCCTATTAGTTCTTTAAGCATGGGGGAGGTTCTACGAATGATTAGTGCACGATAGTCTTCGTGTTGACAGTACCTTAATGCATCTACTAGCATAGCATAGGATTTACCTCCACCGGCGGCACCACCGTACAGAAGTATATCTTCGTCTGCTGCGTGGAACTCTGCTTGCTTAGGAGTAGGTTCGTATAATACTTTCTTACCTGTTTCAAGTACCTTACGTTTAGCCTCAGCTAGAGAGTCTTTGGTCTCCTTAATAGAACCCTCTCTCATTGCTTTGACTACTGGAGATAACTTAATATCCTTCGCACTCTTACCTGTTTTGTATGCTTCATTAGCTAGGCGTTTCTTAGCAAGAGATTGTTCCTTCTCTAATCTTTCGATCAGCAACTTCTCTGAACGTATCTTCCTAGCGCTAGCAAGTTGCTTCTTTCTAGCATCAGTGTAAGGTTTCCTACACGCTTTGCCTTCCTTCTTAGCTTCAGCAACTCGTTCAGCCGAGGCCTTAACTGCGTGTCTAGTTTTGTCTTTGAGTTGTAGCTTTGTCTCTTGGCGATTCCAGATGTTACTTACTTGTCCTCTACTTGAGACATGAAAACCTAAGGCCTCCAGTTTAACTACAGCTTCACTTACACTATACGCTTTAGAATATCTATTACCTATCATAGCTTGTAAGTAAGGTACGTACTCCTCAGGAATAGGTAGCCATAAGCCATCCTCCTGCTTCTCGTGGTACAAGGGAGCTTTTATGCTCTTGATAGGAGTAATCAACATAGTCTCTAGGTTCTCAAAGAGTTCCGGAGATTGTTTCTGCATACGTTCGACAGTGGATTCCGAGGGATATCCTAGGGAATTGTGCCCGTATTTCTTAAGGGTGTCCAATAAATCCATTGGGTCCTCCATATAGTTAGTTTATTAAAGGGCCTAGGAAGCCCGCAGGGAGCTTCTAAGGTTACAGCGGTACATTGGCCTACCTATTCGTCCGATAAGTCCTCTGAGAGCACCTTAGGAGGTAGAATAGCCTTAGCAGGTAGAATGAATAGACCATTCTCACTCTCAACACGTACTTCGACGCTAGTATGCTTGGTTAAACCTACTCGATCCATGATCTTTTCTGCAGCAGCTAGTCTAAGTTCACCTTTCTCAGTACTAGCATCAGCATCCATTAGGCTCACAGCGGTAGCTACAGCCTTAAGGGAGCCAGCAGCAAGGTTATCTCGTGCTCTATCAAGTATTGCGCCTTTAAGTTTAGTGTACATAGCGTACGCGTGGGAGGTACTTATGTCCATAGCTCTAGCTACAGCAGCAACACTGGGAGCATTCTCTAGGTACGCAAGGAAAAGCTCCTCAGTTTCATTTAATATCATTATAATTCCTTTGGTTAGTTAATCTGATTTACGATATAGTAACCATTAGAAATGAAAAAGGCCGCCAAGGGGTTAACCAAGGCGGCCTGTGGGAGGAACATTAGAATACTAGGGGATCAATGTCCGGGTCAACTTCAGTGAGTAGATACTCTAACTTCCACTTCAGTTCTTGGACTCGTCTTTCTAAGGTTCTCAAGGAGATCTTTAGTTTCTCAGCTATCTCAACATACATCTTACCTTCAAGGAGTGTGTCTAGTAGCTTCTTTTCATTCTTATCTAAATCAACTACTAGGAACTCTAGTAAGTCGGTTAGGATATCGTGGGTATTCCCGGGTAACTCTTCTTCTATTGGAGTAGGACAAGAGTCTTCATTGGAAAACATAGGGAGACAAGGCACGGTGGCTAGTTTCTTTCTGTTACATCTATTGATACATACACTCTTAGCAGCTAACCATACATATGTTTTCGTTAGGTACTGAGGGTTTGCTTTGACTACTTTCTCTACTGTGTCCATAACTAGGTCATCGGTAGTGAGGTGGGTGTCATAGCGGAATAAGGTGGTATGTACATCGCTTCTCTTGGTGTAACGATTGATAGCCTTAGTAGCTTCTGGGATAATGTCTGCAATCTTAATAGTTGATAATTTCATTTTAGTTTCCTTGGAATTGGTATGCAGTGATTAAAACACAACTTAGCAACTTTGTCAAGAGAAACTTGAGTAAACATATGTAATACTTTATAGCAGGAATGAATATGTAGATCTCAAGGCGAGGGGTGACTTAGAGATCCCTAGGTAACCTTATGATAATATACTTATAGCAGGTAGATAACTCCCTAGGTAATACTTATGAAGTAATACTTATTAGTTATTACTAGATAGTGTTCATAAGAAACACTTGAGTAATTCACTTGTTTACTTTTGTTTAACTTATGTATACTACGTAACCTGAGAGTACCATGGAACCGCCAAGAAAGCAAGGTAACTAGGGAAGAAAGCAATGGCTATCCTAATAATCTCTAATAATGAGGTAATCTATCCTAGGGTTTCCTAAGTATTGGTTTACACTGC